TGAGAAATATGGATTGTTTCCGTCTCATTGGTCGTCCCCTCAGTCCGACTGACATTCTCGATCTTAAAGAGAAGTCGGCATCACCCTGGAAGTGGTTCAGCGTTGATTATTCTGCTGCCACTGATGGATTATCTTGGAAATATTCTGGGAAGATTCTTCGGCATCTAGTTGCCGGTCTCCCACAAAGCCAGATAAACCTCGCCCTAGCTGTCTTAGGTCCTCATAAACTGCATTATCCCTCACCTCGTTCCGAGCATGAGTGTGGATTGTCTCAGCCCGTCTTTCGGGGAGTACAGCAGAATGGACAGCTGATGGGTTCAATTCTTTCCTTCCCTATCCTCTGTCTCGCTAATCTTGGTGTCTACTTGAGAACCATGAGCGATGTACAGAAGGGCTGGTCCGATAAAGAGAGACTGCGCCATGTCCTCGTCAATGGAGATGATATGGTTTACGCAGGTCCTGACTCTAAGTGGACCGAGCACATTGCCTGTTCTAAGGCCGTGGGTTTGGAAATGAGCGTTGGAAAATCGTACGTGCATGATGAGTATCTTAACATCAATTCGACTTCAATAGTCTGCCGTGTTTCAAACGATTCAACGCCTTGGGTGATTCCCTACCTAAATACTGGTCTGTTCTATGGCCAGCATAAGGTGTTGGGTAAGGTTGATTCTCGGGAAGAGGTGGCTGCTAGCCACCATGACTTCCCTGATGGGTTAGTGGCGAATCTCAACACCGTTCTTGACGGCGCCCTTCCTGGAAGACAGGATACCCTGCTCAAGTACTTCATCCATGTTCATGGTGAGGCACTACGATCTGAATGTAAGATCTTGGTTCGATTGAACCGGAAGAAGTTCTTTGTTACTAGGAACCTCTTCCTCCCTATCTCTATGGGTGGTATGGGCGTGTTGCCCCCCCCCGGTTGGGATTTTAAGATCACACAAAATGATCGCAAGATAGCTAGGTCTTGCGTGGAGAAACTTTCGTCACGACGCAGTTACCTCCTCCCCCTTCCGGGAGTTGAGGAAGTTAAACTGGAAGATAACGTTAAAGCTCCATGGTGCAAGCCTCAATCCGATGATTCCGATCTCCTCTTGAGAGATGGTACATTCGGTTCGAGCTTCTTGAATATAACCAACAGAAAGTTGGTTCAGAGCCGGGTAGTTCTACCCTGTTTCCACTGGCGTCCCTACGTCCAGGTGGTTGAGACCGTTTTTGCGGTCACCCCGATTGAATGACGGGGCTGGGTGGCGGATGGCCTCCACTTGTCCTGATTGTTCAGGACCTGAGCAAGTCGTTAAACTGCTCATTGGGTTCTTAAGATTAAATGCCCCAAAACGTTGCCGTTGTCCTAGTCTTCTACGGAACTCCTGAGCTACTTATCCCTGTAATGGGCATCCCTATGTTCTGTCGGATGTTAGCAAGCAAAGAAGGACCTCCAGAGAACTGGACAAGAGTGCGTA